GCAGTTCGATGCATCGAGTTGCGGCGATGCCAACTGCCCTACGTGCGGGCAGGCGTTGCCGGAAGAGCAAGTCGCTGCCGCCCGGCAGAAGGCAGAGGCCGAGTTCAACCGGCGCAAGGCCGAGCGGCTGGAGGCGATCAACCAGCGCGGGAAGGCAAAAGTCGCCGAGATCGAACGGCTCACGCAGGCCAAGGCCGAGCACGAACGGACGCTGGCCGAACTGCACGAAGTACGCGGCCCGCGCTGGGCAGCCGTCGACGTCGCCGAGAAGGAACTGGCAGAACTGCAGGCCGGCATGACGGACGTGACCACTGATCCGGACTACATCTCGAAGCAGCAGGAGCTTGAGGCCGTCAAAGCCGAGATCGCGGCGCTGCGGTCGTCCAACCTGAGCACGCTGGACGCTGTTCGGCTCGAACTGGCGGGCCTGCGGACCGAGCTGGAACTGCTTGAGTCGAAACGCGCGAAGTTCGACCTCGTGCGTCGGCAGGACGCCCGGATCGCCGAACTGGAGCAGCAGGAAAAAGAATTGGCCGCCGAGTTCGAGCGACTTGAGCACGAGCTGCACCTGCTCGACGAATTCACGCGGGCGAAGGTGGACTTGTTGGAAAGCCGGATCAATTCGAAGTTCCGGATGGCGCGGTTCAAACTCTTCAACCAGCAGATCAACGGTGGTCTTGAGGAAACGTGCGAAGTCATGGTCAACGGTGTGCCGTACAGCAGTCTGAACAACGCCGCCCGGCACAATGTTGGATTGGACATCATCGCCACGCTCAGCGAGCACTACGGCATCGCGGCGCCGATCTTCCTGGACAACGCGGAGTCTGTAACCCGCCCGCTGCCGACACCGGGGCAGCAAATCAGGTTGATTGTCAGCGCCGCAGACAAATCGCTGCGGGTGGAAAACCAAATCAACATCAAGGAGGCTGTGTAACATATGAGTTTTTCGACTGGACTTGTCAAAGTTACAGAAACGTTCGCTCCGATGATCGAGCGTCAGTTGACGTCTAACGGCGTGAACATGGATCAATACAGCAAACAGTGCGTCATCAATGCTATCAGCGCTATCAACGCAGTTCTGGATGCTAAGGGGATCGACTGGAACGATCCCCAACTGGACCGCAACAACGTGACGCAAATACTCATGAATGTCGCGGCACTCAAACTCAACGCAGCGGCTAGCCCGCGGGAAGTCTTTTTCCAAATTAGAAACGTCAAGGTTGGTGATAACTGGAAAAAACAAATCGAGATGGGTATCGAGGGTGACGGCAATGACGCCATCCTCGCCCGTTTCGGCCGCAACGTGAAACAGGTTCGCCCCTTCTGGATTGTCCGCGAACATGATCATTTCGAATATCCCACCTACAACGGACTGGAGATGACGCCGCCGAAGTGGACGCCGACCGGCAAGGGTGAGGTCGTCCGCGTCGTGTACCCGATCATCTTCCAGGACGACAGCATCCAATTTTTCATCGCAGAACGCGATGACGTGGCGAAGAATTTGATCGCGCACATCGCAAACAACCTCATGAACGAAACTTTCGGCATTTGTGCCGACCGGTTCAAGGCCACGCCGGCACAGCAAAAGCAGATCGCCGAGAAGAAGAAAGAAATCCTGGACAAGGCCAAATCAAAAGGGTTGGAAGCGCTGGACGACCCGGAACTGCAACAGTGGATCAGCCCGGCGTGGCGGGAATATCAGAGCCGCGAGCAGATGTTGATCCGTAAGATGCGCAACAACATCGTCAAGAAGATCCCGAAGGACTTCGGCAGCGCGTTCATTGAGATGATCCACGCGGAAGCAACTGATCCGCAATACGCAGAAGTGCGGCGCGAGATGCTGCAGAACGCCAACAGCGAACCGCTGGACATCGAAGGAACGCCGGTTGAAGAACCGCCGATCGAACCAGAAGAACCGAAACAGGAACAGTCCACGCGAGAAGAACAGAAAAAGGCGCATCAAAATTCTGCACAAGACACCACAGACCATCTCGGTGGCGGCATGCAAGCCGAATTCCCGTTCGACGATCCTGCTGCAACGGCCACAGCTGCCGGCGCCGGGCCCGGTTTCTGATGATACAGTTCCGGTCATTCGGTAGCAGTAGCGCAGGCAACTGCTACCACGTAACTGACGGTCACACCGAACTGCTGATAGAGGCAGGATTTCGATTCTCAGACATCCGCAAGGCGCTTGATTTTCGCGTATCGCGCCTTGCGGGCGTACTGATAACTCACGAGCATATGGACCATTCCCGGTCGGCTGGCGACCTAGCCAAAGCAGGCGTCAACATTTACGCCAGCGCAGGAACAATAGCTGCCAGAGGATTGTCCGGGCACAGGATAAAGGTGATCGAACCGAAACGTCAGTTTGATGTTGGTACGTGGACTGTTATGCCATTCGATGTTGAGCACGATGCCGAACAGCCGCTTGGATTTCTGATTGCTAACAGATACGGTGAAAAGATGGTATTTATCACTGATTCGTATTACTGCCGGTATACGTTCACCGGCCTGACACATATTGCCGTCGAATGCAACTATTCTCTCAAAATACTGGACGAAAACATCGCCGCTGGCCGCGTCCATCCGGCGATGCGGCACCGGCTCTTACGCTCTCATTTCAGTCTTGAAAATGTGCTTGATTTCCTTCGAGCGAACGATCTTTCGAAGGTTCAGGAAATCCATCTGCTTCATCTGAGCGATCAGAACAGCGATGAGTCGCTATTCCGGCGCCGGGTGCAAGAGATAACTGGGAAACCGGTCTATGTAGCCAGTAGGTGATGATCTATGAATCCTTATGACTACTACATTACTCCGGAAGAGTTCGAACAAGCAGAAAGAAATGGGATCAGTCGAACGACGTTTTACAATCGTGTCCGTCAGTTAGGATGGTCCAAAGAGAAGGCAATGACGACGCCACCCCAAAAGAGAAAATTTCACAGTAACAAGTGGATAAAAATCGCTGAAAAGAACGGCATTTGCTACAGCACTTATAAGTATCGGGTAAATGAACTTGGTTGGGAACCTGAACGCGCAGCAACACAACAACTACAGGATCGCAGATCGCAAGCAAAACGAGCACATGAATCTGCCAGGAAATATCCACTCGAAATAATTAATCTCTTGAAGAGAAACGGGATCAATTATGACACGTTTCGCTCCAGGATTTATGCCGGTTGGAGTATGGAAAAAGCAGCTACAGTAAAAACAATGACTCCTCGGGAGATCGGACTTTCAACAAAGGAAAAGCGGCAAATATCACTGAAAAGAATTTTTCTCAAAGAGAAGGTGTAAAAATGAGGGGCAAAAAACCGACATTGAAGCAGAAAAAGGTAATTAGATCGTTGAATCTTAAACCCCGAAAACTGGCTCGTGGCGAAGGCTCCGCCCGGCGAGTTGCACCTGATCCACCGTCATACCGGAACCGAGCGGGTGATTCCGGTATGACGCTGAACGAGCGCGCCCGGGAGGCGCAGGAAAAAGATGTGCGGGACATGCAGGCGGTTTATGAGGCGGTGGCGTCCGGGGCATCTCCGGACGCTGCGGCCGCAGCGGTGATTGGCGGGGAATTTCGGTTGTCGGATACGACAGCTGCAGCACTTATCGAAAATAAGAGAGGTTAACGTCATGGCATGGATTGAGAGCCACCAGGAGTTGGCGAGACATCCTAAAACTAAAAAGCTATCAAGATTGCTTGGTGTCTCTCTGCCTGCAGCCGTCGGACATCTGCACTTTCTTTGGTGGTGGGCTATGGATTACGCCCAAGATGGAGATATATCCCGCTTTGACGAATACGACATCGCAGATGCATGCGGTTGGGACGGGGAAGCCAAAAAGATCGTTACCGCATTGATCGACTCTGGATTTGTTGACCAAGAATCAACCGGGCTTGTCATTCACGATTGGTACGAATACGCCGGCCGACTTATAGACAAAAGAGAACAAAACAGAGAACGAAAGCGTCGGTCACGCCAAAAAAACGAAAAATCGCAAGAATGTCACGCGCCTGTCACGCGCCTGTCACGCGGACAAATTGAAGACGGTGACGGTGGTCACATGGCTACCAAACCAAACCAAACCATACCTAACCATACTACTACGACTACAGACGCGCGCGAAACACGCGAAACATATTTTCAAGCATACGAGCGCGTAAACCAGCGAATGATGACGCCTTACCAAGCACAGCAACTTGGAAAATACATCGACGAAGAAGGGTTTGACGAGAGTGTCATTGTGCGGGCTATCGAACGGGCTGGGATGGTGTCACCTGACGTACGGCTCGTACTCAAAATCCTTAACGATTACGCTGCGGCCGGTGCAAAGACTCTCGACAGGGCGATCCTGTTTGACCAGAAATTCGATCAATCCAAGGCTGCAAGAGCATCACCGAAAGGGGCACCTAAAAACAAACTTCAAAGAGAGTTGGAGCAGTTGCAACGATTGCGAGAGGAGGAATTGATGCATGAACAAACTGCAGGTCATTGACCTCTTGGAAATGCTCAAACGTTCTTATCCGGGTATTGATACGAGCCCTGAAAGCGTTCAGCACTATTGCAAGTATCTGCAGGACTTCCCTTTCGACGTGGCCATGCGCAACGTCGAAGAGCACATCCGGACGGAGCGTTTCCCGCCCACCATCGCCGACATCCGCGGTCGCTTGGGCGACCAGATGGATGCGGAGCGAAGCCGGAGACAAGCGCAGGAGTATTTCGATCAGCTGGAAGAATGGCGAAAGCGGTCGGCACCACCGCCGCCGGGACTCAGCGCCGAGGTTCGGGCCATGCTGCGTGGTGATCGGGAATGAGCGTCATTGAAGATTTTTTGGGCATAGAAACTCCCCGCGACTTGGAAGCCGAACAGGCGGTATTAGGCGCAATCCTGCTGGAAGCTGAATCGATTTATACAGTCACAGAACGGATTAGTGCAGAGGATTTCTACAGCGTTGCGCATCAGTGGATTTTTCAAGCGCTGGTGGATCTGAACGAAGACGGAAAACCGCTTGATTTCGTCACACTGGTTTCCCGGCTCCAAGACCGCGGAGAGCTGGAGGATGTCGGCGGCATCGGCTATATAGGCCAGCTAACCAGTGCTGTCCCGTCAGCGGCTAGCGTGGGATTCTACGCCGAACGAGTCCGGGAAATGCGCCTGCGGCGCCAGACCATCGAAACGTCGATGGAGATGTTGCGCAAGGCAGCCAAGTCGCAGGACGTGAACGAATTTGTCCATGCTGCCGAAGCAGCGGTCGCAAAACTCTCAGACCAGGCGGCGTCTGCGCGGGATTTTCAACCTGTGCGGGATGTGCTCATGGAGGTATGGGAGCAAAACGAGATCAAGTACCAAAACCGGGACAGCTTCCGGGGTGTGACCGGCATTCCATCCGGATTTTCCGATTTGGACAAAATGACGGCAGGCTTCCAGCGCAGCGATTTGATCATCGTGGCGGCTCGACCATCGGTCGGCAAGACGGCGTTTGCGCTGAACATCGCGCAAAACGTTGCGACAATAGCTGGCGAGTCGGTTGCGATATTCAGCCTTGAGATGTCGGCAACACAGTTGGTCCAGCGTATGCTCACTGCTGAGTCCAACGTCGACGCAGGACGGATGCGGACCGGATTCTTCGAAGGAGAAGATTGGGAAAAGATGTCCATGGCGGTCGGTACGATGTCAGATGCGCCAATCTACATTGACGACACACCGGGAATAACGGTCACTGAGATCCGGTCCAAGTGCCGCAGGCTTAAGAAGGACAAGGGCCTCGGAATGATCATCATCGACTATTTGCAACTTATCCATGTGCCATACCGTCCGGGGCAAAACCGGACGCAGGAAGTCTCGTACGTCTCGCGGATGCTGAAAGAGATCGCAAAGGAACTGGATGTACCAGTCATCGCGTTGTCGCAGTTGTCGCGGAGCGTAGAACAGCGGCAAGACAAGCGTCCGATGCTATCCGATCTGCGGGAATCTGGATCAATCGAACAGGACGCGGACATTGTGGCGTTTCTGTACCGGGACGATTACTACGACAAGGAAACCGAGCGGAAAAACATCATCGAGATCATCATTGCTAAGCAGAGGAACGGCCCGGTCGGTACGGTCGAGCTCGTCTTCCTCAAGAACTTCAACAAGTTCGTGAGCCTCGACCGCGGGCACAGCGAGCAGCCGGCGCGCCGGGAAGAGCCGGACCGGAGGAGGCAATGGGCATGACGGAGCGCATGACGCTTCAGGAATATATAGCGATGCAGGCAGTCAAGAAGCGCAGCAAGTACCGGAACGAGAAGACCCGTGTCGACGGCATCACATTCGATTCGCAAGCTGAAGCGCGGCGGTACAGCGAGCTGAAGGCCCTCCAGACGGCCGGCGAGGTCCAATGGTTCATCCGGCAACCGCGGTTCTTGTTGCAGGAGGGCTTCCAGAAGGGCGACATCACGTTCGGCAAGATCGAGTACGTCGCCGACTTCCTGATCTGCTGGGCCGACGGGTCGATCACTGTCGAGGATGTGAAGGGCATGCGGACGCGGGAGTACCGCATGAAGCGGAACATGTTTGAGAAACGGTACCCGACGCTGCGACTTGTGGAGGTGGAAGCGTGAGCACGATCACGAAAATCGAATGGACTGACGTGACTTGGAATCCCTTGCGCGGCTGCTCGAAGGTAAGCGAGGGCTGCCGCAACTGCTACGCCGAGAAGATGGCGTCGCGGTTTTCCGGCGAGGGCATGCCGTATGAGGGGACGATCGAGAATGGCCGCTGGAATGGCCAGATCAAATTCGTTCCGGATGTGCAGGACCAGCCGCTCAAGTGGAAGAAGCCGCGGCGGGTGTTCGTCAACAGTATGAGCGACCTCTTTCATCCGAATGTGCCGGAATCCTATATCGGTTCCATCTGGGATGTCATGGCGCGGACTCCGCAACACACCTATCAGATCCTGACCAAACGGCCGGAACGGATGCTGGAGATTTTGTCGAAGTGGGCAGCTGATGGGTGGTATTGGAGACGGGAAGACGGCCTTTGGTGTGGTCCGCTGGAAGGCCCCCTTCCCAACGTCTGGCTCGGCGTGTCGGTCGAGAATCAGCGCGCAGCAGACGAGCGCATCCCGCTGCTCTTGCAGACGCCGGCGGCGGTGCGATTCTTGTCTATGGAGCCATTGTTGGGGCCGGTGGACCTCTCGGCATTCAAACCGTTCGACGGCGAATGCTACTGCAGTGATTACCGGTGCTGTCCGCGAATGGCGAAAGATTGCCCGGAGACGGCCATAGATTGGGTGATTGTGGGCGGAGAGAGCGGCCCCGGCGCCCGGCCGATGCACCCGGATTGGGTGCGGAGCATACGGGATCAATGCCAGGCTGCAGGAGTGTCGTTCTTCTTCAAACAATGGGGAAACCATATTCCCTATTCGCAGATTCCCGAAGGCTTTCAGATCGGTGGGGAACAAGCTGCCGAACTGGATTCCTATCCGCATGGTGAAACGTTCATTCGATGCAGTAAGAAAGAGGCCGGCCGCGTGCTGGACGGACAGACGTGGGATGAGTTCCCGGTGATGGAGAAATGACCGAAACGCGTACAGTAGCAATCCTCTTCGGCGGTATCGGCGGGTTCTCGGCGGGCCTGCAGCGATCGCTGGTCGAGGCATACGGCCGGGTTTATCGATGGCGCATCCTCTGCTCGATCGATTTCGACCCGGTCGCCTGCCGGAATCACGACATCATCACCGGTGAGCAGACGGCCGTGCAAATGGACCTGTTCAGCCGCGACCAGTACAGGAAATGGTTCGGCCACGAGCCGCCGGCGGAGTGGCAGGAGGTCACGCCGTGGGACGTGTGGCAGGCATTCGGCGAGCAGGTTCCTGACTACATCTTTCTTTCGCCCCCGTGCAAAGGCTTCAGCGGCCTGCTGCCGGAGCGATCGGCGCGGTCGGCGAAGTACCAGGCGCTGAACCTTCTCACGATCCGTGGCCTGAAGCTCTGCCTTGAGGCATGCCGCCTCTACGGCGACGGCGTGCTGCCGGCTTTCATCCACTTTGAGAATGTGCCGCGGATAACGTCCCGTGGGGCCGACATCCTGCAACGCATCAAGCGCCTGCTTGAGCGGTACGGCTACGCAGTGGATATGCGGTCCGACCACAATCTCGGTGAGATCGGCGGCCTCGGCCAGAATCGGATGCGATTCCTGCTGCTGGCCCGGAACCTGAAGCGCGTGCCGAACTGGTGCTACCTGCCGCCGAAGAAGCCGCTCAAGACGATCGGCGATGTCATCGGCCGGCTTCCACTTCCTGACGATCCGGCCGGCGGCCCGATGCACCGGCTGCCGCGACTCCAATGGAAGACGTGGGTTCGACTGGCGTTGATCCCGGCCGGCGGCGACTGGCGTGACCTCAACAATCTCGAATGGGAGAAATACCGGATCGTGCACGAACCGCGCGGCGGCGCATACGCGGTCGAACAGTGGGACGATCCATCCCGCACGGTGACGGCCACAGCCGGCCCTGGGCGGAGCAACGGCGCCGCGGCGGTATCGGACCCGCGCATTGGGCTCGATGCGAACGGACACGCCGCAATATACCGAGTGGTCCGGTACGATGAGCCGGCCCCGTGCGTCACGGGTGCACACAGGCCGAACAACGGTGCTATCGTGGTCGCGGACCCGCGCGTGATATGCTCGCCAAGGTCAGGAACTTACGGCGTCATGCGTTGGGAAGAGCCGGCGAAGACGGTCATCGGTGCCGGGGACATTCACGCCGGCGCGGCGGCCGTCGCCGACCCGCGGATACCGGCGGACACCGAAAGCGGCGTTTGGGTGATCGTGGCTGAGGACGGGACGTGGCACCGGCCGCTGACGACCTATGAACTTGCGATGTTGCAGGGTTTCCCGGCTCACTTGCCGGATGGCAGGCCCTTTCAACTCGATGGATGCAGCGATGCGAAGGCCCGGGAATACATCGGGAATGCAGTTCCGGTGCCGGCTGCTGAGGCCATGGGCAATGTGATCATGATGGCAATCGCACAGGCAGATGCCGGTATCACCTTCGAGATGTCGTGGAACGACGTGTGGGTGCTGCCGGAGACAGAGGAGCAGGAGCGAACGGTGGTGCATTGAGATGACGGCAAAACAACAACTCTACCAAATCGCCGTAGATGACAGCCAGCCGCTTGAAGAACGATACGCAGCCGCCCGGGAGCTGCAGCGCCGGACGCTCAGCTCGCGAAAGGTTTACGATCTGATCCGTCTGTGGCCGTATCACACGCCGTCTGAGATTGCGGACATGCTGGACGTGACCGTGCCGACGGTGGTCGGAGTGGCTAGTCAATACGGACTGTGGCAGAGGAGACGGTCATCGTGAGTGGTCAGTATGACGAATTCCAACCCTACTTCCGCGCCTATCTTCATCACACCGGCGCTGATCCGGGGGATGTGACAGGATACATCCTCTGGATCAGCAGCAAATGGCGCGAGTGGCTGCTGCAAAACGGGCTGGACAGATGGGCGAAAGTGACGGAAGAACAGCGGAAACGGTTCGAAACGTGGCTGTTCGAGACGGTGCAGGAAGGGCAATTGGAGATGCAGTTTTGAGGGAGGGAAAAGGGATGATCGAATATTGCCCGCGTTGCGGCGGCGAATTGACGGAAATGCCAACCAACCACTATGCAAAGAAAATCTTGGCATGCGAGCGTTGCAGAAAAGAAGATTTGAAGCGACTGCTGAACATATCCGACGAATCCCCCGAAGAAGTCGCCCGCAAGGTGCTGGAGTGGCGGAGTTGTGCCGGGTGGAGGAAGATAATCGGAAACGGTTTGTGAAAATCGCTGAACTGGTATCTGAACGCGAACGGCTGACTAAGGAAAACCGGAAGTTGCGGGAAGAACGCGACAAGCTGATCGAGGGGTTGCGGTATTTCATGAAAGAGTTTGGAAAAGTGTCTGTGAGCCCTGCAACTGCTGGCGCTGGTCACGCCTATAAGAAAATGCTCGCCATCCTCAAAGAGATCGGGGTGACGGTGGAGTGAACTGGATCAGCGTTAAAGAGCGGTTGCCGGAAGAAGAAGGCGAATACCTTGTGTTTTACAAGTACAAGGAGAATGAAGATCGCGTTGACATTGCGTTGTTCTCTCGGTTTGGTTGGCACAAGGCATATGAAATCACCCACTGGACGCCGCTGCCGGAGCCGCCGAAGGAGGGATGACAGATTGATCAGCGGACACAAATACAGGCCCGTTGTAACGGTCGTGAAGGTGAAAAAAGGCGTCCCGACTGTGATCCGGGTGTCCGGCCGGGAGTATGTGCTGCGGTCGCCGGATCAGTTTAACCAGCGGAAGAAGGGAGCGGTGATGCGTGAACGAACAACAAGCCATTGAGCTGCTCTCCAGCTACCGCCAGAAGCAGGCCCGGCTGCAGGTGTTGTCCAGCTATTCCGTGGGCGCCGGGATCACGGTCAGCCGCCTCAACGAGGACGATCAGCTGCTGCAGGAGATAGACGAGAGGGCCAAAGCGATATAAAAAAATCCCCTGCATATGGGGCATGCAGGGGAAAAAGCAAACAGACGTTCCTACACCTATTTTACCATACAGCGAGGTGTAGGGGTATGGGTATCGAGCAAATGGTTTTTCCGTGGGAGATAGACAGAGAAGCAACCAGGCAGCGCGTCGAAGAGCATCTGGAGACGGCGAGGGTTTACCGTCAGATCGGATTCGTCCGCCGGGAAATGAAGGTGACGACATCCCCGGAACCGCGGTATCACGGGCCGACGAACGCAGTCGGTAAGCCGACTGAAGACGTAGCTGCGTGGAACGTGGACACCGAAGAGCGCATGAAGGAGATCACAGAAAAGGTTCAGAAGGCTGTCAGCCGGCTCGGGAAGCTCGAGCGCCAGATCATTGAGATGCGATACCTCGAGGGTGAAGACGTCTACGACTACAACGTCTACAGCGAGCTGCACATGAGTGAGCGGAAATACTACAGGCTGAAATCGAAGGCCATCTACAAGCTGGCATTCATGCTGCGGTTGGAGGTGTTCGTGGAGCCGGAAGCAGAGCGAACGGCCTAAAAACGTGGCAGAAAAATGGCAGACTTTTGGCAGGAAAAAGGCAGTAGATTTTGAATCGTCCATGGTACAATGATAGTGTCAAAACATTTGCCCGCTGGGCCGCATGACCGTCTTTCCGCGGGAGGCCGGGAAGCGGCCGCCCGGGCAGCGGGCAATCCCGCCTGTCATGCCAAATCAAGCCGCTCGGCAGCGGATATATAGGGTCCACGGGTGTGACGGGCGGGATTAAACTTCCAAATTGCATTCAGGGTCGCCGATGATCGGCGGCTTTTTTCTTTTCGCCTGCTCATCCCCAAATTGCCGCATGACCGAAGCCTGCTCGCGGGGCAAAGCGAGACAGGTGCGGCTCCCTCCTTTCGACCGCGACCGGAGCGGTGAATGAGCAGGACCCGGGCGCTCGCCGGCCGCGCAAACGATCCGGAAGTGCCGGCACACCATCATAGGGAGGAATGAATCGTGAAAGAGAGATCCGTCATCACCGTCCCGCGCAATTTCGCGGGCTGGATCAGCAAGCGGCATCGCATCATCTGGTCGGTCAATCCGTATCGGCGCGATAAGCGGACGGGGGTTGTGCGGCCGTAAACAGGAAAAATCCTACTTGTGTCGAATTATGGGGTAAGGAGGGTGATCGAAATTGAGCATTATCGATGTGATCGAGACTCGTCGAAAGTATGATCGGCTCTGTAAAGATGTGGTCGAAAAAACAAATACGTTCTTTCGTGAATTAGTGGATGAGTATGATAAATCGGCTCGTGATATTCACACTAAGTTGCCTGGTAGTATTCAAATTGTCGAAAGTAGCGAGAAATCGTATCGTTTTAAAATACTTAACCACAATTTTGCGCTGACAGTACATGATGAAGTTGCATTGGTTGATATGGACGCGGAAATTAACAAAAGATTCCCCACTAGGGATTTTATTGAGATAATTGTTAATGAACCTGAAGTTACGAATAAATTGGCCGGTTGCATTACGTTAACGGCTAAACTGGATATTGGATATGTAACCATTATGAGGATTTTTGTGAATCATAAAGAAAAAATTGCGTATGAATATGGAATTGGATGGAGGCACGACCCAATATTTACTGATAAAGGTAATATAGGCCCTCTGATGAAGGAAGAGTTTTTTGAAAATCCAATAACATGGTTCGTTTTGGGCGAGCATGCAAAATGGTCACCAATCAAAGATATTAGAATTACAGACAATGTAACTTATTTAAAACCTAACAAGATTGGCTTTACTCCAGCACCTTAAAAAGGTGCTTTTTTTTACCTATTTTTGTGTGAGGTGGTGGTCCATGAACTTCGTCCAGCCGATCCGTGATCCGCAGATGGTCGAGGCCATCAGGCAATATTTCAAGATCCGGAACTTCCGGAACTATATCTTCTTCTCGCTCGGCGTCTACAGCGGCCTGCGCGTGTCCGACTTGCTCAACTTGAAAGTCGGGCAAGTCCGCGGCACCCACATCGACATCGTCGAGTCGAAGACGAAGAAGCGGAAACGGTTCATCATCCACCCGTCGATCCGCGCGGACCTGGATTTCTTCATTCGGGACAAGCAGGATCATGAATATTTATTCCAGAGTCGGCAGCGGAAGAAGCACACCGGCTTTGCCGGTAGGCCGATCGACCGCAGCACTGCTTACAAGATGCTGCGCGAGGCGGCCGATCATTTTGGCCTGAACGACATCGGCACGCATACGATGCGGAAGACGTGGGGCTACCACCTGTACATGCAGGACCCGCGGAATCTGGCGTTACTAATGCGCATGTTCAATCACACGTCGGAAACCGTAACTTTGATGTATTTGGGGCTGACTCAGGACCTCATGGACAGCGCAATCCGGCGTTTGAAGTACGCATAATTTGGGTTGTGTTGCACTCAAACAACTGCACCGCAAACAATTCTTAGAAGAATCGAAGAAGAACAGCGATTTATGAGTGCAACAGAATATATGTTATGGGTTAGTGTATTGACAATTATTAGGGAAAATTAATAGCTATATTTTTCAGCAAAAGCGTGAATTTCAATGGTAACGCTCGAAGAAAAAAATAGGGGAGCGTTCTTTCAAACTCAAATATCGGGGGTGGGGTGGATGTAGTGGCCCGAGAACGCAGCACAAATCGCAAAAAGGCCCTTCAAATCTGGTTGAAAAGCGGGCGAACAAAGAAGCTGGTCGAGATCGCTGACGAGCTCGGCATATCCGATACACTCGTTCGCAAATGGAAGTTTCAGGACAAATGGGACGAGATTCCCGCCAAGCGTCCACGCGGCGCGCCGAAGGGCAACAAGAACGCCAAGGGCAACAAAGGCGGCGGCGCTCCACCGCGAAATACCAATGCTATGAAGCACGGGCTTTATCGCAAACTGCTGCCGGACGAGTTGCAGGAACTGATGAAGGAAGTTGAAAACCTTGACCCGCTGGACATGCTGTGGCAGGGTGTGGAACTTGCCTACGCTAAGATGTTATGGGCGCAGCGGATCATGTTCGTCCGGGATCGGGACGACATGACGAAGGAACTTAAAAAGACCAAACGCATGTCTACCGGGAAAATGCAAATTGATGAAAAAGAGTGGAACATTCAATTCGCATGGGACAAGCAGGCTGTCGATATCGGTGCATTCACGAAAATTTCGCGTGAACTTCGATCCGCGATCAAGCAATTCCTCTCCGCCGCGCCTGAGAACGACGAGCGCCGCGCGAAGCTGGAGCTTATGCAGGCGCAAGTCGAAAAGGTTCGGGCGGAAGCGAAGGCGGCTGCCGGACCGACTGATGGTGCACCTGATGACGGTTTCCTCGATGCCCTGAAAGGTAAGGCGGCGGAGGTGTGGACCGATGGCGAGCAGGACGACGAAAAGGATTAAGCCCACTTTCCGATGGCAACCATTCAGTCGTAAACAACTCCAGGTTCTCACATGGTGGATGCCGGAAAGCCCGCATCGCGATAAAGACGCGATCATCTGTGACGGCTCCGTCCGCGCCGGGAAAACAGCTTCGATGTCCTTTTCGTTCGTCGTCTGGGCAATGGAGACATTCAACGGCCAGCAGTTTGGCATGGCCGGCAAGACGATCGGGGCGCTGCGCCGAAACGTTATCGGCCCTCTCAAGCAGATGTTGGCCAGCCGCGGGTATCGCGTGGAGGATCGCCGAGCGGACAACCTGCTGATCGTCAGCCGCGGCGCTGTCACGAACTATTTTTACCTCTTCGGAGGCAAGGACGAGCGAAGCCAAGACTTGATCCAAGGCATCACGCTTGCCGGCATGTTTTTCGACGAGGTTGCCCTCATGCCGCAGAGCTTTGTCAACCAGGCGACGGCGCGCTGCAGCGTGGACGGGGCTAAACTCTGGTTCAACTGCAACCCGGCCGGCCCGTATCACTGGTTTAAGGTCGAATGGCTGGACAAGCTGGAAGAAAAGAACGCTCTTCATCTTCACTTCACCATGGACGACAACCCGAGTTTGTCCGAGCGAGTGAAAGAGCGTTACCGCCGGATGTATTCCGGCGTTTTCTTCAAGCGCTACATCCTCGGTCTATGGGTCATGGCCGAAGGCGTCATCTACGACATGTTTGACCACGAGGTCGGCGGAAAGCACATCAAGCCGACGGTAGACCGAGACTACACCGAATACTACATCAGCATCGACTACGGTACGCAGAACCCCACGGCATTCGGCCTGTGGGGTTATTATCGTGGCGTGTGGTATAAGGTCAAGGAATACCATTACGACGGCCGGAAAAGCGGCAGGCAAAAGACCGACGAAGAATATTACGCCGATCTGGTGGAATTCGCCAGCAACAGGGATGTCCGGGCCGTTATCATCGACCCGTCGGCGGCGTCGTTCATCGCGACGATCGAACAAAAATGGCGGTTCATCGTCGAGCAGGCCGACAACGACGTGGTCAACGGGATCCGCAACGTGGCAACGGCGCTCAGCCAGGGGCTGATCGCATATAACGACTGCTGCGTCGAGACGTTCCGAGAAATCGCCTCCTACGTTTGGGACGTTAAGGCACAGGAGCGCGGCGAAGACAAGCCCGTGAAGCAGAACGACCACCAGATGGATTCGGACCGGTATTTTGTGAACACAGTGCTGTTCCGCAGCGAACTCAAGTATTCTACCCAGCGGCCGGCTGGCTGGTAAAGGTGGTGATGTCATTGACTATTCGATATGTACGAAAATCGTTCCCTCCCAAACCGTTCGACGAGGAAATTGCACAGGCGATCTACTTCCGAAAACTCTACGACGGCGATCATGCCGAGATTTTCGAACGGGCGAAAACGGCCGGCAAGCACAAAAGGTTCAAGTGGCGCCGGGTGGGCCTCAAAGCATGGGAGCAGACCACGGAGGTCGTCGAATCCGGCGTCCCGTACATCGTGGCCAACTTTGCGAGCCTGGTCGCCGAACTGCCGGCCGATCTCCTGAACCGGTCGCTTGGGAACATCTCGGCCGACTCGGAAAAGAACGCGGAACTAGAGTTTGTCACGGGTGTCGTTTCGGCTTCGAAGGTAAGCGAAAAGATATGGGCCGCCGTGACGCAGCACCAGGTTGACGGCATGATCGCGTACCGGATCCGCCGGGATGATACGACGAAAAGGGTCTGGTTCGAATGGGTGCTGCGGGAAAAGTTCTTCCCGCACGACGACGAGCTGGGCGCCGACATTGCTTGGATCGAGGAACAGGGCGAGGGCGACCGCAAAAAGCAGTTCCTGCGCGTCGAGCGGCAGCGGCTCACCGAAACCGGGCTGACCGTCCAGCAGATGGTTTTCCGCATGGAAGGTGACACAGTCGGTGAGCAGATCGACATTCGCCAATACGAGAGCGATTACGGCCTGGATATTCCGGAGGACGTGGAACTTTCCGGAGTGAACGAACTCATGTGCGGGTTCGTCACGAACGATGAGACGCTACTGTATCCGCGGGGGCGGTCCGCGCTGCGGAATATCGACATTATCCAAGAAGAAATCAACTGGACAATTACACGAGACGCGATCGTGTTCGAGAAGCACGGAAAGCCAAAACTGGCAATTCCACGCAAACTGTGGGACACGGTTGCCGGAGAGAATCAGAGACACTACGGTCAGCGATTCGTCCGGAACGCCGATCTGGAAGTCGTGTCCTACGACGAGAACAACGGCGCAGTTCCGCAGTATATCACGTGGGATGCGAAGTTGGAGCGGTCTTTCGAGCACGTGACGCGGTTGATCAAGTATATGTTGGCTATCACGAAGACATCCCCGCAGGCGGCCGGACTCGAAGACGGCAAGGGTGATTCCGGCGTCGCTCTCTTGTATCTCTGGATTCAGTCGGTCATCAAGGCAGAGGCGATCAAAGAGAAATTCGATAAAGCAATCAAGGACGCGATCCGCAAGTGCATCATCCTCGAAAACGCGCTTGGCGGCACGCAGTACGAAGTCAAGGCGCCGGTTATCGAGTGGGGCGACATGCTGCCGAAGGCCGAGAGCGAGAAAGAGACCGGGGAAATCGCGAAATACGAAGGCGGCGTCCAGTCGCTCGAGACGACAATCAGGCGCATGCATCCTGATTGGTCGGAAGAGGCTATTCAAGCGGAAATCGAAAAGATTCAGAACGAGCGCGCCATGGACACCATGAACCCGACCTTCACACAGCCACCGCGGGTTAACTTGGAGTGATGACGCATGCCCTCAACCGAGGAACTGATCGCGCTGTACACCCGGGCAGACGAAAGGCTTCGGGCGCTGGTGCAATCACTTGAAGACGGATCGCTTCACCGCCGGCGGAAAGAGGAGTTGCTGCGGCAGATCGAAGCGATCATTGCCGAATTGACCGGCCAGGCCGGCCAGCAGATGGCATCCGTTGTCAGCGAATCTTACCGCGCCGGCGCCGCAGAAGCCGTCACAGGCATGATCCAAGGAGGCATGGCGAAAGAGTTGGTCAACGACACGCTTCGCCTCCTCATCCATCAGCGCGCGGCGCAGGCGATCATGGACGAGGCGTTCTATTCGATTCTGGAAGCGTCGGATTATATGAGCGCTGACGCAAAGCGCCGCATTGAGAAAGCCGTAAGGCTGGTGAACGAAAGGTCGCTGCTGACTGGGATGAGCCGCCGGGAAGCGACGCGGTTGGCGGTCGCTGAATTGAATCAGCAAGGCATAACTGGCATGATCACCAAAAACGGTGCCTGGATCCCGGCGGACAAGTACATGGCTGGGGTGATTCATTACCATCAGCGCAAAGCGCATGTGACGGGCGCCGAGAACATGGCAGTCCAGAACGGTATTGACCTGGTGTATGTGAACTATGTCGGCATCACATGCGAATATTGCGCCAAGTACCAGGGTCGCGTTTATAGCATCAGCGGGCGAGATCCGCGGTTCCCGAAACTGGAAGTCAGACCACCGTATCATTCGCATTGCGTTCACTCATTGACGCCCTGGATCGAGGAATTGACGCCACCGGAAGAAGTCGAGCGGATGATTAAGCAATCAAACCGACCGTTCGTGGACAACAGAACGGAGGCGAATATCCGGCGATACAACGAGCTGCAGCGGGAAAAATCGCGAAAGAACGCGACTCGCAAACAGTGGATTCGTTACAAGGCTGTGCTGCCAAACGACACGCCAGACCTTCGGACGTTTGCAAGCTGGAAAGCGCGGAACACAAAATCATATCAAGAACTTCAGGAGTTATACCGGGACGCCAACCGGATCATCAAGGCGAGGGAAGATATCGAATCCGGCGTGTACCCTCGAGTCATAAATCGTCAAAAGCAGAACAGGCATATCATTGGGACGAAAGAATTCGAGGACTATAGGAAAAAGCTAAAGAAAGACGGATTCGAACCGAGCATTTTGCGAGTTGATCCGGACGAGATTTTGAAGACTTATTCCGGGAAAGGACGTATAATTGTAACAGGAGGAGCACCAAAAGAGTCGGTCAAAACAAACGGATATGTGGGCGATTATTTTGATTTTGACTCAAAAGAGTACAGACCGACCGAATGGGTCATGATCGTATATTCCAAAACCGGTGCCCACGTATATCCGAAGAAAGGAGATGAATGAATTGATTGCTCCGATATTGGAAGAGTTGAATAAACGTCAAGGCAAAAGAACTCGGCTGAAAATGGCTGACGGAACAGAAATGACCTGCATTCCAAAGCATTTTATTGAGCCAGAAGAAGAGGAATTCACTTACTTGGTGGAAATCGAAAACTACGGCGGCTACCACAAAGGGACGCTGATGGAGCTTTCGGCCAACGATATTGAAGAGATTATTCAAGCATAAAGAACCACTTGAACACTAAAGTTCAGGTGGTTTTTTATCGTCCGAAATGGTGGTAATTATCATGGAAGTCATCCTTACTGAAGATGAACTTCGCGAAAAATGCGCCGAATGGCAAGCAATATTGCGGCTGCAGGATTGGGATATCCAAGTAACTATCGAAAGAGCGTCGAGTTTCAAAATCCCGGGCAATGAAGGTGAATGCGAATGGAATATTCAGTACAAGACGGCTCTCATCCGCATACTTGATCCCGTGGATTTTCCGCCATATTCAAAATGGCCATATGACATGGAAGAAACACTCGTCCACGAACTGCTTCACCTGCATTTTGTTCCGTTTGATAATTTCGAAAGGGAGACTCACGAGAAAAATGCGGTGGAGCAGGCGATCAATCTCATTACTTGTGCATTGTTAAGATTAAAACGAAACACTCGAAAAGAAGTCGCTCAATGAGCGACTTTTTCTTTTCCCGTCCTAACCGTTGCATGACGTTAAACTGCGATCGAGGAAGCCAACCCAGGCTATAAAACGGAGGTCATAACCATGTTCGAAACCATCAAACCCATAAGAAAACCCTTTCTTCCGCTCAATCTGCAGCTCTTCGCCGAACCGAGCGACCCGAATCCGGGTCAGAATCCGAGTCCAACGCCTGATCCGAATGATCCAAACAAGGGAAAGATGTTCACTCAAGCGGAACTTGACGCAGCCATTCAATCGCGGCTCTCACGAGCCGAAAAGGCCGCGCAGAAGGCGCTGGCGAAGGAACTGGGCTTCGACTCGGTAGAAGCGCTCCAAGCGGCGCTGAAAAAGCCCGATGGAGGCTACAAAGGCAAAGAAGGCGATGACAAAAAGACCGAGCCGGTCGACATCGAAAAACTGCTGGACGAGCGCCTGAAAGAACGTGAGAAGGAGCAGAACGAAAAAACGTTTAAGCGTCTGCTGACCGCCGAGGTAAAGGTTTTGGCGAATGAACTCGGGTTCGCCGACTGGGAGGATGCACTCAAACTCGCCGATCTGTCGAAGTGCAAGGAAAACGACAAAGGCGAGATTGAAGGCGTGAAAGAAGCGCTGGAAGACCTGGCGAAGAAAAAGCCCCATCTGCTCAAGCAGAAGCTGGGCGGTGGAAAATTCGGTGCCGATGTCCGCAACTCCCCGGACGAAAAGAAGAAGACAAACGAACGTCTGATTGAACTTGCGAAGAACCGCGGTGTCGTAACGAAACCCGAAAACGACCCGTGGGCGCGAAAATAACGGAGGTGCATAAAGGATGCTACTGCAACCGAAGGAACAGTTCATCGTCGACGACGATTACGAAATCCTGGCGTCGCTGGAAGTCGTCCGCGAGGTGACGAACGGCATCACGATCGATTCTTCGGCAATCACCGCCGACAGCAACGGCGACAAGATCATCAAGAAGGGCATGCCGATGGCGAAACTGGCCAACGGCAAATATGTGCCGTACAACCCGGCCGGCAACGATGGCAGCGAAAAACCGTCGGTCAT